GTGCGTAACGTGCCAGGGCGAGTGGTCCTAATGGACAACCCGCAAGAGGATGTGGTGGAGAACCAATGGCAGGACGTCACTCAATCGGCGTATCTGGAGGAAGACCGGAACACGGCTAACTTTGACGAACTTGTGGGGAACTTCAGCAGTGCAAGCGTCCAAACCGCGAGGTCACCCCGTGAGCCTGCGCGATCGATGACGTTGTTACAGGCTCCGGCCAACATGCTGACTGAGTATGCACTGATGACGTACTCAGAGACGTTTGTGGTGCCCATCCTGCGTCAGCTGGTGTTGCTTGAGCAGGCTTACGAGACAGACCAGAACATTCTGAATCTTGCCGGCCAGAAGTCTAAGCAGTTCCAGAAGTTTGGCATGGACAAGGTAACGGACGATTTGCTTGAAAAAGAAATGGTCGTGAACGTCAACGTTGGCATGGGCAACACGGACCCGGTAACGAAGATGCAGAAGTTCTTGGCCGGAATCAATTCGTTTGCGGCCATCTCGGCGCGTCCACCGCCGGGCATGAACTTGTCAGAAGTCTGGAAGGAAATCGCAGCGTTATCTGGGTATCAGGACGGCGAGCGGTTCACCTTAGGCAACGACCCAGAAGTAGCAAAGCTCCAGCAGCAGAACCAGCAGCTGATGCAGGCAATCCAGAAACTGTTAGCCGAGCGCAAAGACAAGTCAGAAGCGAATCAGGTAAAGATCGACACCAATCGAGAAAACAACATCGTCAAACTGCTTTTGGCCGACAAGGAATACGAGCAGCAAAATGTTCAGATGTACGCGAAGCATCTGGCTCTAAAAGATTTGGCAGAAGGTAAGCAGCCCATGCAAGCCCCAGTAGGAGTGCCACCGGCAGGCGGGCAGCCTGTCCCGCAGCCTCAAAGCCCAGCGCAAGCCATGCCAGGACAAGGGATGCCGGGCGTTGAACAAATGGGGGCCATGCAGCGATGAGAAACCTCGACCCATCCGACCCGGTAGTGAATTCGGCTGTGTTTGGCAAACAGGTTGAGGACTTCATTCGTAGCGACATCGGCGCATATTTGTTGAAGAAATGCGAAGAAGAGGAAGAAACAGCTTCTGAGAAACTGATCACAGAAGCTCATCTGATGAGCATCAAAGACATTCTGGCGGAACAATCCGTCATCACACGGGCGCGGTCATTCCGCGATTGGCTGGCGTATGCAGTGCAGGACGGCTTGCAAGCGCTCAACATGTTAGAGGGGGAACAGTGAGCAAGCGAAACAAATCACAAACACAGAACGACGAGGCACCGTTAATGCGGGCCAGCCGTAGTGAAGATGAAATCCGGCGCTTAGAGGATGCCAAAAAGGCAAACGAAGAACGCAACAATGAGCGGCTGGAACGTCTCAACGCTATCGCTAATCAGGCCGACGATCGCAAGCGCGAACTTGATGGCCTAGACGACGTTGAAGAAGAAACGTGGCAGGACCGGGAAGAGCAGGACGATTCTGCTCCAGACACCGAGCCGGAAGACGTCCAAGAGGCGCGGCAGCATGGCGCTGATGATGTTCGACAGACCAACGGCGAGACGTATTACCGCATCATCGTGAACGGTCAGGAGCGGTGGTTGTCGCTCCAGCAGTTGCGCGAAACCAGCAGCAAGGTAAGCGCTGCCGATGAATACTTGCGAAATGCCAAACAGGCGTTGCAGAATGTAGCCGTGGCTCCATCCGTTGAGGACGAGCCACAATCCCGGCAAACCGGGGTCCGCGATGTGCTCACGCGGGCATTGATGGGTGAGCAAGACGCCATCGAAGAGTTGGCACGGCGATTGGAGCAGACACCATCCGAGAAGGACGTTCTGCGTGCTGTGGACGGGCGAATAGATGGTCGGTTGACGTTTCGGCAGGCTGTGGACTGGTTTGAGGCCGAATACGCTGATGTGCTGAAGATTGAGCCAGTGCGGCAACGAGCCGTGCAGGTGGACGCAGAACTCGCGAATCAAAATCCTGACATGGATTTTAAGGCGAGGCTAAAGATGGTCGGGGATGATGCCCGAACTTACTTGCAGCAGCTGCGCAATCAACTTGGTGCTGGTGCGGATTCTGGACGAAGCCAGAAAGAAGCTCGCAAGGCGTCGGTTCGTTCGCTTCCTGTTGCTGGTGGACGCCAGATGGGAGACGACGACGAAGGAGACGACGAGACTTACGAGAGCGCCATTGCGAAGTTGGCAAGCGCTCGGGGTCAGGGTCGACCGATCATTCACAGACGTTCATAGGAGGCCAAAAAATGGCTGGTCAGATTTGGGCTGTTAACTCGCTGGGTGGCTACATGTACAGCCGTCAGCTTTCCAACGTGCTGCGTGCCAACGTGCAGCCGCTTGTTAAATTCCGTCAGTTCGCTGACGTCCATGACATCAGTCAGCAGGGCAAAAAGAAGGGCGACTTGTTCACTTGGGACGTTTTCTCTGACGTCGCCACTGCCGGTCAGGTGCTGGTGGAAACCAACACCATGCCGGAAACCAACTTCACGATTGTCCAGGGCACGCTCACGATTACCGAAGCCGGTAACTCGGTTCCGTATTCCGGCAAGCTCGACAACCTGTCGAAGTTCCCGATCGAAGACGTTATCAAGAAGGTTCTGAAGAACGACTGCGTCAAGTACCTTGACCGTGGTGCTTGGACCCAGTTTAACCAGACTCTTCTGCGCGTGATTGCGTCGAGCGGTACTGATACGTCTGCCATCCAGCTGTACACCAACGGCACCGTGACCGGCACCAATAGCATTGCCTTGAACAACGGCCATGTGAAGTCCATCGTCGACACCATGAAAGAGCGCAACATCCCGGCGTATATCGCTGACGACTACTACGCTATCGCGTGGCCTACGACTCTGCGCACGTTCAAGAACAACCTTGAAACCATTCACCAGTATTCGGACACTGGTTTCGCGTTGATCATGAACGGTGAAATCGGGCGTTACGAGAACACCCGGTTCATTGAGCAGACCAACATTGCCAAGGGCACGGGTACTGACGGCATCACAACGAGTTCGTGGACCAACGGCAAATCGGACTGGTGTTTCTTCTTTGGTAACGACACGGTGGCCGAAGCTATCGCGGTTCCGGAAGAAATGCGCGGCAAGATTCCGACGGACTACGGTCGCAGCAAGGGTATCGCGTGGTATTACCTCGGCGGTTTCGGCATCGTCCACACGCTTGCGGTCAACTGCCGTATCGTGAAATGGGACTCGGCGGCCTAAGGAGCAGCACACATGAGTTTGACGAATAGCACTACGAACTTTGCTTACGACCATCCGACCTACACGGGCCGTGGTTGTTTCAATGCGATTGCCGCTGCTGGTGCGAACTTGGCCACTACCAAGTTTGTGGCTCACGCCAACCTTCAGCTGATGAGCATCAGCGTAAGCACGACCACGGCTGGAACTTCCACTTACACGAAGACCCAGTATTACCCCAACGGGTCTGGCTCTGTGCATGTGGCGGCCAGTCAGTACACCGTTTATCGCATCTACAATACGGCTGCGGCTGGTGTAGCGGTGTCTTTGGCGACTGCGACGCTTGCGCAGTTCAGCCCAGACATTCTCTACGCAAACGGCACTGCCACTGGCGCTGTTGGCGAGACTTACATTCAGGCGCTGAACACCCAGACGGGTTCTGCTGGCCTGTATGGGTACTCTGTCAGTCAGGGCGATGTGATTCAGGTGCTGCGCGGTACGGATGCCACTGAGGCCTCTATCATGACGTTGGACTTCAACATCCAGCCGCTCGCGAACGTAATCGGTTAAGGAGAACGACATGCCGAAAATTAATCAGCCTGGCCGGAAGCAGTACGAAACTCCGCAAATCACGCAGGAATCGTTGGGCACTCCGACCTACGGGGACATGGCTCCGACCATGCAGGACATTATCAAGTCGGCGAATGCCCGTGGGCAGTCCCGTCATGAGATGAAACGCGCCGAAGTTGCGGATATTGATGTGTTGCCGGACTCGGCGATGATGGCCCGCAACGAAATGGTGGGCGTCCGTGACAACGGTTATCTGGCCAAAAAGGGTTTGATGTACGGCGTCAACGCGATGTACAACACGCTCCCGCCGGGTTCCGACATTGAAGACCAAGAGCTTTGCGATATTCGCGAAATGCGCATGTCGTCATACGAAGGCGGTCTGGGTTATCCCGGCGACGGTTGGGTTCTTCGTGCCGAAGGCAGTCAAATGCCTAACACGAAGGACATGGGCCGTCCTGAGATGACCAACAAAGTCGGCAGCGCCAAAATCTAAGGGGTAACCAGCCATGCCAAAGGTAGTACAGGAAAAATTCCAAGTAACTCTCCCGTATTCGCCGGAGGGTCATGGCTGGGTAACGTCGGAAGAAGCGCGAGGGAAGAAGGGAATGCCGGGGCGAGAACGTCGTCCCGGCGGTGATTACGAATCCAAGCACAGCATGAACAACGTGTTCATGAATTCCTTGCCTCCAGGCATGGACATTGAAGATCAGGAGTTCAGTGACATCCGTCGCATGGGCATCAACACGGCTGGCAATATGCCGACCATGTATGCCGATGGAGACGTTACTAACTTTGAAGTCAACAAAGATTCGCTTCGCTACGGTTTCGACAAAAAACCGTTATTGCAAACGGATGATGAATACACTCGCGACCATAACGACGCTTTCTATGATGACGTTGGTGGGTTCGTAGAGCGCAACAACTACTTGGATCGGATGTAAGCCACGGGCAGCGGATGGAACGTGCTTTGGGATTGATAGAGTTTTCTCCCGTTGTACACTGCCCCACTTAGGTGGGGTATTTTTTTACGGGGGGAGCAACATGACTTGGAGAGACACGGACCCGCAAGGGAACGAAATTGGGAAGATTACTTGGGAGTTGGTGCGCTGGACTCGGGGACGCGTACTCGATGTCGGATGCGGGCGCAATAAGGGTTTCCCGCATTTCATTGGCTTAGACAACGGCATAGACCGTCAAATGTTTGGCATTGATGTAAAGCCAGACATTTGGATTGAAGACGCAGCCGATTTAAAGCTGTTCAACAGCGGGGCATATGATGCAGTGCTGTCGTCTCATCTGCTTGAACACATCCCGTTAGAGAACGTCCCAGCCTGCCTCAAGGAATGGTGGCGAGTGCTCAAGGTGGGCGGGTATCTGGTGCTCTATCTGCCGCATGAGGATTTATATCCCAAGGTGGGTGAAGCTGGGGCCAATAAAGACCACAAATGGAACGTGAGCGAGCAGCTGGTGATCAGCATGATGCGCGAGGTCGGAAGCTGGGATTTGCGCGTATGTGATAAGCGCGATCAAGGCATGGAATACAGCCTGTTTGCGGTTTTTCAAAAGTTAGCAGAGCCAGATCCTACGCTAGACCGCGCCTATGAATGGCGGTTCAGTCACCAGCTGCCAAAGCCTGAGAAGACCGCAGCCGTTGTCCGGTATGGCGCTTACGGCGACATCATCCAAGCGTCTAGCGTGATTGCGGGACTCAAGAAAGAGGGTTACCACGTTACGGTGTTTTGCTCTCCGCCGGGGTCGGATGTTTTGCTACACGATCCAAACGTTGACGACTTTTACTATCAGGACCGTGACCAAGTACCCAACGCACAGCTGTCTCTGTTCTGGGACTGGCACGCGAAGAAGTACGACCGCTGGATCAACCTTTCCGAATCGGCGGAGGGAACGCTGTTACCGATTCCGGGCCGATTCATGCACCAAGCAGCGCCAGCTCTCCGTCACAAGATGACAAACCACAATTATCTGTGGTTCCAGCACGCATACGCTGGAGTGCCTCACCGGCCAGCGATGAAGTTTTTCCCGACAGAAGACGAAGTGCTGTGGGCCAAGGCAGAACGGGCAAAGATGGGCCAGTTTGTGATCGTCTGGTCGCTGGCCGGGTCGTCTGTTCACAAGGTGTGGCCGTGGGTCGATAACATAATCGCGCGATTGATGCTGGAGTTCACGGACGTCCATGTGGTGCTTGTCGGCGGTGATGCCGGGATTATCTTGGAGCAGGGTTGGTTCCAGCCTAATGAACAAGGCGCACCAATCCGCCAAGGCAAGTTCAAGGTCCAGACAGAGCCTCGCGTGTGGCCTATGTGCGGGGACTGGTCCATCCGCCAAACCATGTCATTCTGCTTGCAGGCCGATATGGTTGTGGGGCCGGAGACTGGTGTATTGAACGCGGTGGCTCATGAGCAGATGGCAAAGGTTGTGTTGCTGTCGCATTCAACGGTGGAGAATCTGACGCGTGATTGGGAGAACACCAAATCCTTGTGGGCCAAGGCGACGCACTGCCCAGGGCGCGGGAAAAACGAGGCTCCGGCGTGCCACCAGCTCCATTACAACTGGGACCATTGCCAGCAGGCTGTTGGCGAAGACGGCCAGCCGATGGGGATTGCACAGTGTCAGGCAGAAATCACTGCTGATATGGCATACGATGCGATTGCGCCGATTGTCAGGAGACGCATGAAATGAGCACGAGCGGCACTTACACGTTCACGGTTACCCGTGATGACATCATTCGCGAGGCGATGCTAAACATCGGCAAGCTGGATGCGTACGGCTCAATCGATCCGCAGGAAACCACCGACTGCGCTCGAAAGCTAAATATGATGTGCAAGCAGTGGATGGGCCGCTACGACTTCGCGAGCGGGCTAAAAATCTGGACCCGGCAGCGGGCCGACTTGTTTTTGTCGTCCAGCAAGTACCAATACGGTCTTGGCCCGTCAGGAGATAACTGGGCGGCGGGCGTCACGGCATTGCCGGGGCAAAACTTTGCCACCAACAACACCAGCGTGTATGCCGCGTCTGCGGCGACGAGCCTGTTATTTACAAGCACCAGCCAGTTTACGGCTGGGGACTATGTGGTCATCCAGCTGTCCACCGGGGATATTCAAAGCACGACTGTAGCCACGGTGGCATCTGGCAGCATCACGTTGAATGCGGCGCTCACTGCGGCGGTGAACCAAGGGGCGTACGTCTGGAACTACACCACGAAAGGCCAACGACCGCTTGAGATTGTCACGGCCATTCTGCGCGACTCTTTCAACACCGATACGCCACTGGATTACATGACGATCGAGACGTACGAGGCGCTGCCGACCAAGACGCAGCCCAATTACGTTACAGATCCGACCGCCATTTACTATGAAGCGCAGTTAACCAACGGCCAGCTGTACATTGACTGTGGCGGTGCTCAGGACGTTACAAAGCACATTCATATTGTTTATCTGCGACCGGTGCAAGATTTCGACAACGCTCTTGATAATCCGGAATATC